TTACCTGCATTACCATTGGATAAAAAGAATCCTGAAGATGTAGACACAAGAGCAGAAGACCACTTGTATGATGCATTAAGATATGGTATAATGTCAAGACCAAGGTTTAGTATATTTGACTACGACCCTATGGGCAGACCTAGTAGCAGTATGCCGATGGCAGACTCTACATTTGGATATTAAGGATATAATATGGCAGAAGAAGAAATAATTATGGATGAAGATTCTATTGCACTTGAAGATGCAGATGAGTCTGTAACTAGTGACGTTAACGTAAGTGGTATTATACCATTTATAATGGACAAGTATCAACGTGCAGAAGACTATCGTAATAATGATGAGGAACGATGGTTAAGGTCTTATAGAAACTATAGGGGGTTATACGGAAGTGATGTTCAATTTACTGAAGCAGAAAAGTCAAGAGTATTTATTAAAGGTGTTGCAAGTGATGTCAACTTTGACCCAAAGAAGCCTGAACAGCTTAAAGGAGAAACTTCGTTGTCTTCGCCTTATGGGTTTAAAGGTGATGGCATGGACTTACCGAAAGGTGCTACTGAAAAAACATTGGCAGAAAGGTTGGGTCCTTTACAAGACAAGTTGGAACAAGTTGAAGGATTGGAAGAAGGGGTAGGTAAAACACCTACGGCTATTACATTTAGTCCTTCTATGATTGCTGCTAAGTCTATGGAAAAACAAATCATGGACCAACTACAGGAATCAGGTGCTAGTAAACAATTAAGAAGCACAGCATTTGAAATGGCATTATTCGGAACAGGAGTAATGAAAGGACCTTTTGCTGTAGACAAGGAATATCCTAATTGGGATGATGAAGGTAACTATAGTCCTATATTTAAAACTGTACCATCAACATCACACGTATCAGTATGGAATTTTTTTCCTGACCCTGATGCTGCCAATATGGATGAAGCACAATACGTAATTGAAAGACATAAGATGTCAAGAACTCAATTACGTGGATTAAAAAAGAGACCATACTTTCGTGAGAATGTAATTGATGAAGTAATTACATCAGGTGAAAACTACGATAAAAAGTATTGGGAAGATGATTTATCTGATTATGCAGCAGACTATGGCATAGATAGATTTGAAGTATTAGAATATTGGGGTATGTGCGAAGTTGATATGCTTGAGGAGAACGGTGTAGATATACCAAAGGAACTCAAGGAGTTTGACGAGTTACAGGCTAATATATGGATTAGTAATGGTAAGTTAATAAGACTAGTTCTTAATCCTTTCAAGCCTGCTACTATACCTTATATGGCTGCACCATATGAATTAAACCCATACTCATTCTTTGGTGTAGGTTTAGCTGAAAACATGGATGACACACAGACACTTATGAATGGTTTTATGAGAATGTCTGTAGATAATGCCGTGTTATCAGGTAATTTACTTATAGAAGTAGATGAAACTAACCTAGTTCCGGGACAGGACTTGTCTGTATATCCGGGTAAAGTATTTAGAAGGCAGGGTGGTGCTCCGGGTCAAGCTATCTTTGGTACTAAGTTTCCTAACGTATCAAATGAAAACTTGCAACTATTTGACAAGGCTAGACAATTAGCTGATGAAAGTACAGGATTACCTTCCTTCTCACATGGACAAACAGGTGTGCAGGGTGTAGGTAGAACTGCATCAGGTATATCAATGTTAATGAACGCAGCAAGTGGTAGTGTTAAAACTGTTATTAAGAATGTAGATGATTACTTACTTAAACCGTTAGGTGAAGGTATGTTTCGTTTTAATATGCAGTTTAACTTTAACAAAGATATCAAAGGTGACTTAGAAGTTGTTGCACGTGGAACAGAAAGTCTTATGGCTAACGAAGTACGTAGTCAAAGATTAATGTCTTTCTTGCAAGTTTCATCTAGTCCTGTCCTTGCACCGTTTGCTAAGTTTAATTATATAATTAGAGAAATAGCAAAGTCTATGGAATTAGACCCTGATAAGGTAACTAATAATATGGATGAAGCAGTTGTACAAGCAGAACTACTAAAAGGTATGCAGGGTGAGCAACAACCACAACAACCTCAACAAGGACAACCTCAACAGGCAGGTCAACCACCTGTCGGTGCTAACCCACTAGACCCTACAGGAGCAGGTGGGGGTAATGTAGGTACAGGACAAGCTCCAGTACCGGGAGAACAAGGATTTTCAGGAAATGATGGACAAGCAGGTGCTGCAGCAAATCAAGCCGCTAACCAACAACCCCAAGCTAATGAACAGCTTCAATGATTACATTGACGCATTAATAAAACAACAACATAAGATACTAGAACAGTCTAACGACATGATAACTCTACATAGGTCTCAAGGAGCTATAGCAACTTTAAGTAAACTCAAACTATTAAGGGATGAAGTAAATGGCAGATAAACAAGATAAAGAAATAGAAAAAGCTACAAAACAAAAACAAAATATGCCTAGCCAAATGGAGTTGTTTGGTAAAAGTTCTATCGATACTACTGAATTAGATAAGGGGGTAAAAGACCTGCGAGCTTCTAGAAAAATTCAATTTGATAATATGACAAAAATGTTAGAGTCTGGTAAAGTTAAAGATTTATCTCTTAAAGAAAAAGAAAATTTTGTGCAGTTATATAAAATTCTAAAGCAACATCATTCTTTCAATGATGGTGGTTTGTTAGATGAAGGTGGCATGATTGATGAAGTATCAGGTAATGATGTTCCTCCGGGTTCTACACGAGAAGAAGTGAGAGATGATATACCTGCACAGTTAAGTGAAGGGGAGTTTGTATTCCCTGCTGATG